CCTTCAAAATAAGAAACAGAATTCAGAACAGAGCGTAATTTATTATAAAAAGAAATATTTTCATTTAGAGAACCTAATTCTATTTGGAGATTGCCAAGAGGTGGAACATAATTATAGATAACATTCCAGCCACAGGGATGAACAATATTTTTTAATAAGCCATTCCACTCATCAAGAGGAATTGAGGTTGTTATTCTATAGACGAAGTTTTTTTCTTCAACTACAGAAACAACATAATAACCTATAAATTTAGCATAAGATTTCAATATAAAATCTATTAAATATAAACTTCCTTTTAGATTATTAAGTTTACTAATATTTTTCAATAAAAATTTTGTAAAGTTATTTTTTAAATCGAATAAAGCATTATCAGATAAAATATTTGTATTTACTTTTTCAAGGAGATTTTTATATTCAAAAGCATATTGGTTTATTTGAAGATTTAAATAAGTTAAATCATTATTAACAAAAGTTTCATTAGGATCAAGTTCATATCTAGATCTTTCAGGATAATATATAGTTTTTTTGAATGAAAAATCATTATCTTTATTATTATCTATAGATAAATTTTTATTAATGTTAGATAATTGTCTATATATATCAATAGGATTTCTTTTATTATCATAAATAGAAGAATTACCCAGCATATTAAAGAAAGTGCCAGTTATATCTTGTAAGAAAGGTTGTTCTTCAAACAATTGACCTTTATATAAATCTCTTCCTCTTAACTCTAATATATTTTTTTTAAGGACATTTTTATCTAAAGTATCATCAACATTTATTTCTAAATTTGAAAAATAAAAATTGGTAGTTGAAGTATCTATGCCATAAATATCAATTTTCAAACTTATAAAACTAAATTCCGAATATAAAGATTCATTTAATCTAGTTACATCATTAAAATATTTGAAAGCATAAGAAGTTAGAGGATTATCATTAGCATATTCTATTACAACTTCATTAGTTTCTAAGTTTAGATAGTTCCAGGAAGAATCAATACCAGAACCTGAGGTAGATAATAATCTATGAAGTTCATTCTTTGAATTAGTCTTATATGGAAGAAGAAACCAAGATATATTGTCAAGTGAATATGATATAGTAAAATTAGTAAATGTCCCATAAGTAGATAAAACAATTTCATCAAGAAATGATTTATTAAAAGATTCTATAATGATATATTCATGGTCTGAGTTATTAGAAACTTTTTTAGATGATATATTAGTAGATAATAAAAACTCTGTATCATCGTCACCAGAAAAACCATTAGAGGAAAATAATTTATGTTTTTTATGTTGTAATAAATTTAGAATCATAAAGTATCCACATTTTTAATATTAACAATAAGATATTGATTAAATCTTGTGTCAAAATCTTCTTCACTTTCAAAAATAATATTATTGTTAAGATCCGTTTTATTTTTTGGAATAAATTGAATTATATCTAAAACATCTGAATCAGCGAATAAAGATTTAACTTCAATAGATTTAGTTTGGTTTAAGGAGTTATAATTTCCTATAACAAAATTTTCAAAAGTCAGTTTACCAACATCACCATTAGTATCATTAGAAAGAGTATCATAAACGAATTGACCTATTTTTATATTATTAAAAATATCATTAAAATACATTTCATAATATTTAGTGGAATAATTATATGTATAATTAAAAATTGTATTGAAACCAAGAGAATTCAATCTATCTTTACCATTTGCAGGGTTAAAAATCATGCTATATTCTCTTAATTGTTTCCACATAGAACCTGATGAACTTTCAGTAAAAATAATATAATCCCCATCTATATAAGGTTTATTAAGAGTATAAGCTATATAAGGGTTATCATCAACACTTCCTGTATTACCAAAGTAGCCATCTTCATTTATTTTTAATATATCACCTAACTGAGCAATAACAGGAAATTCACTAGCATCTTCAGCTGAGATATTATTTTTTAAAACAACTTTTTGCCATTCATTATTACCTAGATAAATTATTTGGTCGCCATCAAAAAATTCTTCATCTAATGTATTATCAAAATTTGAATTTAGACCTTCAGTGCCAAGAACATCAAAGTAATCGCCATAATTTAATTTTAATGGTAGAGCAGACATAGTATCGCCATCAATTTCAAAAACATAAGAAAGTATAGATTGGAAAATTCTCCAATAGCCATCACCAACATAAACTAAAATATCATTTACATTTGCAGTATTTGTAATACTTGAAGGCCAGATTATTTTATCATACAAGAAAAAATTACCATATTCAGTTACTATTCTAAGTTCACCTAGTTGAACACCTGTTATTGGATCATAATCATAGGTTTCTAATATCAAAGAATTTGCATTAATACCTCCTGAAACTGCAAGATTTTGTAATTCCCCTGAACTAGAAACATTAATTAATTTTGTCCACATTACATTATCACTAATACCATTTGGGTTAAAGAATATTAAATCGTGATCATAAAAAATTTCAGATGATCTATTAAAAAAAGTTGTACCCAACTCATTTTCAGTTATAACTAATTTAATATCATAATCAATAGCTTCTTTAACAATAGGGAATGCATAATCTTGGTAAATATTTCTATAATTAGCAATTTCCCATTTATTATTAGGGTTAGATTCAGATAACAAATTAAAGATAATATAATCACCAGATGCAGCAGGAGTTGTTAACAACCCACCTCCATCACCTGATACAGAAATAGAGTACATATCATTAGCATTATTTGCTGTATATAATTCTTCATTAGTAACAGCAGAAACAGAACCTTTAAAATTAGTTTTTTCCCAAACTCCAGAAGTATCGCCATTAAAAATTAAATAATCACCGGCATTAACTTCAGTAAAATTTTTATCATCCCCTGAAACACTAAAATTATAAATAGCTTCGACAAATTTACTATGACCTTCAGAAATTGTATTAAAAATAGGAAAATCATTTTCATTTGCTACAAAACCTTCAAAAAATTCATTATTAGTTCTATACATAGTGCCTAATTCTTCACCTTCATAAGAAATAACAAATTGATCTAATAAATCAGCAACAAAAGAAACAATAGAAAGTTCTATATCATTTATTACTTTTATATTTCTTACTAAAGGAGCAGTTGTATTAACATCATATCTATGGAATTCAAAGAAGTTAGTTGTTCCATTCATCATAATATCAGAGAAAAGAATTTTATCCCCTTCAACAACAGGAGCAATATCTTCATTATAGATTAATCTATTGGTATTAGAATTTGTTATTTTACCTTGAATAGTTCTTAAGTTATAAGGAATATCAGAAGCAGATACACCAAGATCATTACCAAGTTCATAATTACTTTTAACAAAATTAGTATACATATTAGAGTTAGGAAGTTTTTTAACAGGTAAACTAATAGAATTTTCTTTTGATTCAGCTGAATTATAAAATGAATCTTTATTAATAACAAAATAGTAAGAAGCATTTATTGTTGATGAAATAATTTCTGGGTAATAATCTGTAATTGATGCTAATTTAGAATTTCTAAAATATTTTGCATAATCAAAAAAATTATCTAATGAGTAAGATATTAAATCTGCTTTAGCTTTTATTTTTAAATCTTCTTTTTTAGAAGTTGTTATATTTTCAGGAAGTTCAATAAATGGTGTTACTTCAATATAAATATATGAAGGTTTAAAAAAATTTAATTTTGTTGATACAACATTATATGTCTCTAATTCTCGTAATAAAGTATTTTCTTCTATTGAAGTTAAATAAATTGAATTATTATCAGTTAAGAAATTAATTTTATTCAAAGTATTAGGAACACCAGAGAGATATATATTACCTAATTTTTGATCTTCAGAAGAAGGATATAATTCTTCCCCACCAATTACATTAGCTGCCATTATATAAGGATAAGCATTTAAAATATTTTTAAAATCTTGTTTTGTTACTGCTCTTCCTGATGTTGAAAAATATTTTGGTGCTTTTAATTTAATTTCTTCTAATGTTTCATTTTCAGAACCACCAAAAGTAAAAGATAAAGGATCTAAAGAATTAAATTTTGATAAGTCCAAAGCAAAAGAACTAACATAAGAATTAGTGTCAATAGGAATAGAAGTCATATATTCATTATTAGCTAATGATCCCTTTGTTTCAACATATTCAACTGTAGCTGTTTGATCACTTTCTAAGATTTTACCTATAATATTATCCCCGAAAATAATTTTTGGAAAATACTCATTTTCACTATCTTCTTCAACAAAAAAGATATTAGAACTTGGTAAATTAAAAATACTTTTTGCTTCTATCCAATCTTCTGCTAAAGCCCCTGATACATTTCTAATAACAGACATTTTAAGGGAATTCTCTTCAACAGAAATAGATGGAATTGTAAAAGATTGAAAAGGTGTATTCCCAGCAGCACCAATATATGTAAATGTTTTTATTTCACCTTCAAAAAGTTCATATTCAGCTGAAAGTGTATTGTCATCTTGATATGTTAAAATTATGGGTTTTTTGTTTAAATACACATTACCTTTATTAGATACAAATTTAGAATTTGTTTGTACTGTAATAGTGTCATTAACAGAAAATACAACTTCTGTATCAATGTATGTTAATGTTCCTATTGCTTTTGCTGATGTTTTTCTTTTTGGTCTATATCCAATTTCTTTTGCTCTTGAAACTGCATTTTTTCTATAGTTAATCGTATCTAAGAAATTATTGTTTGCAACATTTGCAACTTGATACGACATTAACATACTAACATAAGACATTGTATCAATTATATATGATATATTTGATGCTGACCAATCAAATGTAGCAGAATATTCTGAATTACTCTTTAAAAATTCTATGATCTGTTGTCTAACATCTTCAAATTTTAATAAATTTTGAGAAAAAAGAAAATTAGTAGCCATATTTTATCTCACTTTTTTTAATTGATATTGGAATGATACAGTTTGATTATCTCTAACTAAAATACTCTTATATGTAATAGTAACATCATAACTTTGTTTATCTTCATTTTTCACCACATTAACATTAACATCATCAACACGTGGTTCAAATTTTTCTATTGCATCTTCAATCGTTTTTTGAATTTGTAAACTTGTAATAGGATCAATAGGGGAAAATAAATATTGCTCTAAATTTGTCCCAAATAATGGATCCATGACTCTACTGCCAGGTTTAGTGTTTAAAATATTTCTGATTGATTCAGCAATAGCATTATCATTAGTAAGTAATGATACGTCTTTCTTACCTGTAAAATCTCTGCCTATTTTATTTACATCTATATAATAAATATCGCTATTTTCCATAAATAATTCTCCTGTTAAGTGTATTTATAATAAAAAAAGAGAGAGAACTATTTCTAGTTTCTCTCTCTCATATATATTTTAATAACTGTATATCTTTTTAAAAATAAATATTTTTATACCTTGATAAGTTTATGAGATTTTTTATATTGAGCTTCACTTAAAATATCTACAACTTCACCATTTTTGTTAAATTTAATCCAATGACAGTTATCTAAAACACATTCAATTTTTAAGTTTTCTTCTAAAAATGGAATGAGAATCAAAGCAGACCGAATAAGCATAGAAGTATTTAAAGAATCATTAAATGAAATATAACAAATATCATTTTCATCTTTATTTTTAATAATAACAATATTAAATAAACTGGAATAAAAAATATTATCTTCCTCATCAAAAATAACTAATTCTTCAGAGGTATCAATATCAAATAATTCTTTAATTAAATTATTTAATGTTGTTGAAAAATCTTTATAATTCATAAAATTCCTTTTTAGTAGTGAGTGAGTAAGTTAATAAAAACTCACTCACTCACTTTATATAGCAAAGTTATTTAAGACTATTAAAAAATGCCAAATCTTCATCTTCATCATCATCATCACTAACATTAGTTTCAGGTGAATCAAAAGATGGTTCATTTTTTTCATCAACAGTATCATTTGTTACAGTTTCTTCTTTAGAAGATGAAGAAGATTGTTTTGGTTCTTCATCATTCAAGCAAAGAACAGAGCCTAAAGTACGAATAGTTTCTTCATTAGTTGGGAATTCACTTTCATCAACAAAAGGAGTTAAAGAATAAGTTGAATTCATTATTTGTTCAATTTTTTTATCATCCCCATTAAAAAGAGGTTTTTGTTTTGTGAATTTACTATTATCATAGTTAGGGAAATCTCCTTGTTTTGTTACTGCAAGAAGAAAATCTGCCCCTTCATAAAGATCAAATGGCACAAATTGTTTGAAATCTTCATCCATTAAATCTGTTTCAGAAGGAAACATTTTTTGTTTAATTTTATCATAAATTTTAGTCCCAAATTTATAAAGATAATTTTTACCTTCTTCTTCTGGACAATTAGGATTTTTTAATACAACAATATTTGCAATATATTGAAGTTTACGTTTACGTTTACTAGCAATAGCTTTATCAGATTCAAAAGCTGAGTTCCAGAGTTCCATATTTTTTTTACAAATAGGGCAATCTCTATCATAACCAAAAGTATTAATACAATTACGAATCCACCATTTTTTAGCTCCATTTACTTGATAAGGAAATCCATGATTATAAATTTTTACAAAAGGATTACCTTCTTTATCAGGAATAAAACGAATTACAGCATTTGAAACACCAAGGGAATCTTTTGTCGGCACCCAAAATCTCTCATCTTTTTCAAAAGATTTTGATTTTTTCTCATCATCTTTTTTGATATTCTCTTTAACTGCATCCCAATCAAATTTAAACTTAGCCATATTTTACCTTTCCTTTCTTTCCGCTTCATTCAAGAAGGGATTATATTCCACTACCATTATTGGTAGGGTAATTTATAAAAATTATTATAATTGGGTTAAACCCAAAAATTCCCCCAATATTTACCTAGTAACATTCTTCCATTAACAATTCTATTATTATACTCTAAATATCCTTTTTTGTCAAACCAAAAAGTATTTTTTTCGGTTTCTACCATTTCTAAATATTTTTCATCTTCACAGGGGACAAACTCAACATCTAAATTTCCATGATAAAATTGTTCTTCCCATGATTCATCAATAGTATTTTCTAATGCAAAAATAATTTCATTTGTAACATAATCCCATCTTTTATCATAAAATTCATCTATTTCATAATTAGATTTTTTTTCTTCTTTTGAATTACTACTCCTAATATTTTCAGGTACATCTTCATCTTCAACAAAAGGAATACCATGTTTTTCTTTTAAACTCTTTTTAATTATTGGTAAAATTAATTGAGCCATAGTGTTATATCCAGCCCATGTGTCCTGATAACTACATTTAATAAAACTTAATCTATTTAAGTTTGTATACCAAGAATTCCATAAAACATTTATAATAGGCTGAAATATAAAACCAATAAATTCTATATATTTATCATATTTATCAGGTAAATTCTTTAAAGGTGTTGAATATATAATAGAAAAATGGTTTCGATACTTACCAATAAATGCAATCATATTTTATCTCCAAGCTGTTTGTACTGTATTTATCAAATAATTATTTATATTATCAAAATTAGGAACTTTTGGTAAAAAAACTGATTTTTCTATAGAATCTAATTCCAGTTTTAACTCATCAGCAATAGCCAAAACTTCTTCTTTTGAATATTTCCCATTTCTAATATCAAGTAATAAAGCTTTTTCTTTTAAGGGAAAAATTAAATTTCCAGTTTTTATTAATTCTAATCCTTCTAACATAAGTCTGCAACAATGCATACCAAACTTTGAATCAAACCCATATTTTGTGATTAATTCTTTCCTGTTCCCTACTTTTGCCATTCGTTCATCAATTTTATCTTTAACTTTATATATATATTCTTTTAATGAAATATTTAAATCCCCTATTTTAGCGTGTTGTTCAAAAAATTTAATTCCTTCAGGAAAATTATCATTCTTAAATTCAGCCAATAAACATTTCTTATTATTTTTTTCTAATAAAGTTGCTAACCATTCTTGTGAATTTTTTAGAATTGTATAATTATCAGCTTTAATATGCATTTTGTGCATTTGAGAAATAGCATAACCAATAAATTTTTGTTTGATCAACATACTAGGAAATATATCTCTCATTTCTCTAAGTTGTTTACCAATTTCATTTTCATAAATAATATTTTCATCATTAACAAAAATAGTTTCTATTAATGAAGGGTTTCCTTCCATTAATAGTTTAATGTATTTCCTGAATTCATAAAATTTTTTATCAACTGCTTCTTTATTATTTTTACCATTTTCTTGTTTTGATATAATAGATAAATCAACTTCATTGAGTGTTTTAAGCCCTAAATAATATTCTTTTGGCGCTATAAAAATTCCCATGAAATCTTCATCTGATGTTTCAATATTAGTTCCATATAAATGTGAACCAACTCGTATTTCAAGAATTTTATTTTCTTTAGCGTATTCTTTAATATTCATACGTTCTCAAAATCCTTTTTTATTTCTCTTCTTTCTTCATTGATATGATATGTTTTTGATATATTAATAGCTTTCAAAATTACCCCTGGAGTGTCTTGAAATTTTTCCCCCCAGTGATACCTTGTTTTTGATTTTAAACGCTCTCTATAGTATCTTCTTGAGGCTCTAGTCATATATTATACCTACCAAATGTAATCATCATCATCATCTTGATAAACAAGATCTATATTAGGTTCTAAAAAATATTCTAAACCACAATGAGTAGAAAGTAATAGTTGTATTTTTTCAAGATCAGAAAAATCATCATAATTTTTTGATAAAAAATCTTCTGTAAGTAAACATGAATCACATATATGATTTTCTAATTCAATTCTAATTTCTGATAAATAATAAGATTTAAATAACCAACTAGGATATGAAATCTTATATAAACTATAACTTTTCATAAAGTATTATATGCCTTTACATATTCATGTTCAACATAATCAATAATACTTTTTTTACCTTTACTTTGAATTTCTTTTGGCACACAAATTTGAGTTTTTTCAAAAACATCTTTCATTTTAAAAAGAATTGTACTTTTTGAAGAATCTATAGTGTTTGTAGCATCATAAATTTCGATATATTGAAATAAATTTTTTTTAATTTTCTTAAAAAATTGTACAACCTCAATAATAGATAATGTTTCTAGATTATCAAAGTCTTTTTTAATAAGATTAAAATTTATAATCAATTCATTTTGTTTTGCTGTAAATTTGTGTTTATTAATAAAAGTTCTCAATTTTTTATCATCAATATTATGGAATAATGCTGCTAATGCCACATCAAACGAATAAAAATTTTCTTTTGCTTTATTAAAAGCGTCAAGATTAGACTTATAAATTTTTGGTTCTAAAATATCAAAATGATAATCAATAGCATTAATATCTTTCAAAAAATCAAAAAATAATGAAGGAGTTTTAGCTTCATTATATGTTTTTTTGAGTTCAATATAAACTCTTTCATTATTTACAGCTTTTAAAATATGTTTATGTTCTTTTATTAATTTTAATGTTTCCTTCTCAACAGTTAAATTAAATCTAGCAATAAATCTTGCTCCTCTATAAATTCTAATAGCATCTTCAATAAAAGCTTTAGGATTTACACAACGAAGTATTTTATTTTTAATATCATGAATACCATTGAAAGGATCAACATATTCATGTGTTAAATAATTTTTAGCAATACTATTAATTGAAAAATCTCTTCGAGATAAATCACTTTCAATAGAAACGTTTGTTTTTACTTCAAAGTCATGATAATTACCACATTCAGAAGTAGCTCTTTCAACTCGTGCTAAAGCAATTTCTGAGTTTAGTTCACTATGAATATAAACAGGAAATGAAACTCCAACTTTTTTATGTTCTGGAAATATACTTTCATATTCTTCTGTACTTGTTTTTTCAATGACATAATCTATGTCATGAGGAATTATATTCATAATTCCATCTCGAACACATCCTCCTACATAATAAACTTTATTATTTAATTCTTTAAACATTTAATCCTATCTCCTATTTGTTATAGAAATATATTATCATTTAAAGATAATATATGTCAATAACTTATTCTTTCATAAAAGATAAAATATTAGATTCATTTTTCATTTCTGGTAAATAATGTTTGTCAATAAATTCTTGTCTAACTTTATCAACAATATTTTGATTTACTATTTCTAATACATCTTCAACATCAAGAAAGTTTTCAGCTGCATAATCAACAATAGATTCAATATAAGAATTATTTTCTTTTGTTTTTTTCTCAATCAATAAACTTAATGGATCAATCATTCTGACTCCTTTTTGAGTAAAAAGTTTTCTCTATTTTTACTATATGACAAATTTTCATTGTCAAGAAAATACTTATAAAATTCACATAAAAAACGTTTTGATAAAAATAACTTAAAACATTTTTCGTCATAAGCACAACCAAATGAGACATATTTACAACAATCAGAAGTCATAATAGTTCTTTCATTATATGAATAAAAACTTCCATGAATTGTTCTATATCAGATTCTGAAACTGCAATACCAGAAGTTTTTTCATGACCTCCTGATATTATTTTTACTTCTTTCATGATTCTATCATGAATTTCATGTGTTGTCAAATTTATTTTATTACTAATTCTTAATGAAAATGTAAATTGTGAATCTTTAAATCCATTTAATATTAAATAAACATCATATTCCGGATAAAAAATGGTGAAATCATTTACAAAATAGATATTTGCATTCATAATTATTAAAAGATTATTATATATATAACTATGATTACTCATAGAATCTTTTAAATATGCTGTTCGTTCATTTGTATTTTTTTCTAATATTAAATTATCTTCCTCATCAAGATGATACCCATTTTTAAATTTTTCAATAAATTTTTCAGCATTATATTTCCAGAAAAGTGCATTTAGTGGATATGATAATTTCATAAAATCTTCATTAGAAGTATCCCATATATCATAAATATTAACAATTCTATTTAATTCATATAAATGAGAAATTTTACTATTATTTAAAAATTCATATAGTTGAATACAAGCACATTTTGAAGAATCAAGTTTTAGAGTTATATGTAATTTTTCACATAAATCATGTACATCAAACTCATAAACATGATGATCAATATAGATTATAATATTTTTATCTGTTTTAAAAGACCCAATTTTTCTAAGTTGTTGTTCAGTATAATTAAGATCTGTTATAAATAAAACATCAAAATCTTTATCAATCTCATCAATTAACTTATCAATTTTTGTATAACCAGATGCTTTCCATTGATAATCAGCATTTTTTGGAATAAAATTTAAAACATTAATAACGCTTGTTATACCATCAAGATCCCAATGTGATAAATGTCTAATTTTCATTAATTAATTCCTTTTTAAGTTATTCATAAAATACCATCAAAAATAATTAATTTATTTTTTGCTCTTGTAATACCTGTATATAACCATTTTCGATGAAAATCATTATCTCCTAATCTTTCTTCAAAAAGAATAACTTTTTCAAATTCCGAACCTTGACTATTCCAACCACAAAAACCATTTTGTAAAAATTTATGGGATTTTTCCATTTCTAAACAATAAGTATGACATTTAATATTATTCATAGAAATTATTTTATCAAAGAATATTTCTCCTTTTGAGATATTTTTTAAATAATTATAATCTTCATCATCTTTAATATAAGGTTCAATATATTGTAATATCTCTCTCAATTTAGTAAGATTAACATTATCTCTTGTTAATGAAGTTTGAAATGGGTTGTTAGAAATATTGTATTTTGTAAATATTTTTTTAATAATATAACTAATATTTGGTATTTCTTCATCTATTACATGGAATTCATTATCTATTTTATTATATGTCCATATAATCCCCATATTAAGTAACATCATTCTAATTTGATCTATCATATATTTTGATTTACTTTCAAATTTTGTATGATCAAGAAAATCTTTTTTCCTATTAATCATATCATTTTCAAATAGAGATTTTAAAAATTCTATTTGATATTCTTTATCAGCACTTAAAATACAATCAGGAACAAATTTTTCATGATCTTGTATACCTTTTATTTTTTTACAAAAATTTTGTATATCAAGGGAATTTATTTCAATCATAAAATAATCAGAATATTTCATTGAAATTTTTGAATTCATACAACCAAATAAATTCTCACTAATTCTTTTGAAATCAAAAATTACTTTTTCATATCTATTATAAAATTTTATTGATTTTTTAGATACTGTACCATCAGCTACCATATAACCAAGGAATTTAGCAAAATCTTTAGACATTATTATAGGACTATTAAATGCATTATAAGTTTCTTTAATATTCCAATCAGTAGGTAGAGATAAAGTATTGGCATAAATATTTTGGTTACACTTTAAGACTAAAACATCATTTTCTTTAATATCAACAACATTTTTTCTTTTTATATAGCCATCATTATCTAAAACATCTAAACCATGGTCTAAAGTTGGTGTTATATTATAACCTTTTTTTGTTAAAATTTCTTTACAATCTGAAATACCATTATCAATAAAATTTGTTGGTGTTTCAAGGGTTTCCCCATTAAAAACTTGTGTTGTTTTATAAGTTTTTTCTAAGTCAATTAATTGTTTAATTCCTTTATCAGTAAATATAAAAGTATCGCCACTCAAACATTTATGAGTTGTTATGGTATAACCATAATCAAAGGATTCTATATCTTTTTGATATTTTATATCTTCATTTGTAAATATACCTTTATGTATTTTTAAATTTTTGAAAAGTTCATTTTCATCTGACATAAAATTTAATTTTGATTTTTTCTCATTAAAATTTACACATTTTCCTAACATACCATTTATTAAGCCATTTAAATTATTATTTCTTAAACAAATTAATTTATCATTTACTTCTGGGTAAATATTATTAAACCCATAACCTTTTCTCATTTGGTTATTAATATTAATTCTAGTAGCATTTTTTCCACAAAGAATTTGATTAGATTTTGTTAATGTTTCAAAATGAAGGTTATTAGTTTTTAAGACAGATTCGCCATATCGGCCAGGTTTAATATATTTACCTTGTCTAACTTCATTAGAAAGCCAAATAATAGGATTATCAAGTGCTTGTCTATGAATTTTCTGTAATGTAAAATTAGCATTATTCATTAAGCTAATAATATCTTTAGAAATAGGTGGAAGTTGACCAGAATCACCTACATATAAAATAGGGATTCTAAAAGATTCTAAATCTTTTTGTAATTCTTTACCTATCATTGAAGCTTCATCAACAATAATAAGTTTAATAGAAGAGGCTAATTTATATAATTTTTTGAAATATATATCACCTTTTTCATCTTCTCTTGGTTCATAAATAAGTGAATGAATTGTTGTTGCTTCAAGACCTTTATTTTTCATTACTAAAGCAGCTTTTCCAGTATATGCAACATATCTAATATTATAATCTGAAATATTAAGTTCTTCAGAAATTTTAGAAACTACTGTTGATTTACCAGTTCCTGCATAACCAGCTAAAACAAAAGGAATATGTTTTTTATAACTATTAAACCATTTTTTTATTAATTTAATAGCATAATTTTGTTCATCTGTTAAAATAATATTCAAAATATTTTACCTCTAATCTAATGTTAATGCAAACCAATCGTCTGAATCATAAGCTATAACGATTAAATCATCCATTTCTAATAACTCAATCCAATCATCAAGATATTCATATTTAACTGTTAATTCAATAGATTGATCATAATTAATAAAATAACCAGATTCTGAGTCATAATAAAAATTATATTCTGGAAGTTTTTCTTTTATTTTTTCTTTCAATATTAAAAATCTATCAGTCATAAGCAACTACTTCTTTACCAAAAACAATTTTTTTATTTTCACGTCTTACAAAAAATTCAATTTGTGCCCCACGATGCCCTGTTATTTTATACCATTTAACAACTGTATTACCATCTTTATCAAATCCTATTTTCCCTTCATAGGCATAACCATTTTTAATTGCAAATTTACCAAGATTTTCTTTTTTTGTGATTTTTGGCATTTTCTTTCTCCTTGTGAATATCTAAATATAATATAATATATTATTCAAAAATATTCAACTAAAAAAATCATCTAAAGAATATTTTTTTTCTGTTTCCCAACCAATAGCTTTGAATATATTTTGTAAGGGAGCAACAAAACTTTTTTGAAATTGTAAATCATAATCTATTTCTAATTTATCTTTCCATTCTTCAGGAAATTTTGTTGAAATAGCAATAACATCAGATTGAATGATATTAGGAACTTTAATATAAGAGAATTTTAATTTATCTCCATCAGAAATTTCAGGGTAACGTTCTGTTAAATTTTCTTTATTCAAAAAATCATTATATTTCAAAGCTCCTCTAACAGCAATAGGTAATCCTTTAGAATCTAATGTATAATTTGAAAAATTACATCCCCTAGGGAAAGCAATATCTCTAAAAGGTAAAGTTATAAATTCTTTTTTTGTTTCTTTAATAAAATCTAATAAACAATCATTATTTTTTGTATCAAAAATTAATTTAACAGCCTCTTTAAGTTTTCTTCTACAATATTCAGGTGTAGATGTTCTAACAATTTCAACACCTCGAACTTTTTGTTCTGGGTTATCAAGATAAAATTTACCCTCTTCCCAAATTTTATTCATGATATATTTTTTCTTAGCAATCATAATAGAAACTTCAGCAATACACTCTGCCTCCATTACTATTGTAAGTTCTTTCATATTCATATTAACTGATAGTTTTTCAAAAAACTCATTACATTTTGGTTCAATAACATTTTCTGAAAGTTTTAATAAAAAATTTAATACCGTTTCTTTGTCAGGAATTTTATTTTTAAATCTTTTTGCAACTAAAGGTTCAAGTTTTAAAAAAATAGAATCAGTATCACAATATTTGTTCTCAATACCTAAATTATCATAAATATATTTTTCAGCCCCTCTAACTGATAATTGACCTCCTGAGGTAATAGCTTCAGCAATTCTTATATCATAATATCTTGAATGTTGATTACTTAAATTTCCATATCCGGAATTTAAAAGAATTTTTTCAGCATATTGAATAAGATCTAATTGAGTTCCAAGTTCTTTATTACCATCTTTGAAAGCTTTTTTTGCATCTTTTTTATGTTGTATCCGTTCTTTAAATAATTTACTATAAACACTAGAAATAAATCCATCAATATCATTTCTAAAAAATTGTCCATTACAAGTAAATGATACTCCATATTTTTGTAAAATAGGTGCAAGTTCTTTTGTTTTTTCAACATCTAAACAAGATTCAATTGTACTATATTTAAGTTTAATATCTTTCAATTCATCAGGTAAAATACATTCATCAATAATTGTTTCTGAGGACATATTGTATGAACGAATTTGGTTAGGATAACTTGAAACAATATCATAAACAGCTAACCATTCACATAATTCAGGTTCTGTATCTTTTACATAACCTCCAATAAAATCTTCCTTTTCATGATGTTTATCTGGTGGACATAATTTTTTCGTTTTTAATAATTCATTATAAAATATACAATCCCATGGTTGAACTGTTCCAAAAATTGATTCTGGTGAACATTTTGCTTTGTACATGATTGATAAAGCAAGTTCAATAAATCGTAATTTATAATTTAGTTCATATACTAGTTCAACGTCTTTTTTATTATAATCTACAAATGTTTGAAAATCATCATAATAAAGATTTTCTAATGTTTCATGTTCTTCAGCATAAGATACTTTACCTTCTCCTAATTCAATCATAGCAATATCATTTAATTTGAATGATTCTCTTGGTTTTCCTATATATTTTTTATAAAGATCTAAATAATCCCAACAAATTGTTCCTTGTAATAAATACGTTGTTTGGATTCTACCATTCATAGTTGTTGTTTCTTGTTTTTTAACAACTCTATCAAGTGATAATTTTTTCATCCATTCTGTGCCAAGAATTTTATTTGTTCTATTTACAAGATAGGGAATATCAAACCCATTAGTATTCCATCCAGTTAGAATTCTAACTTTATTATCATTAAAAAGTTTTATATACATCTTTAATAACTGGTCTTCATCTTTACAATTAATATATGTTACATTTTTTTCTTCTGTATAATAATCATCTTTAAATCCAAGAATAATATATTCATTTTTATATATATTTTGAATTGTAATTGTTGAAACTGGATATTCAGATTTTAAAGGATTAGGAAATCCTTTTTTTTGAGGAATTACAGAATTTCTATCACGTATTGTTTCAATATCTATATTCCATGCTACAAGTCCATTTGTTTGAAGTGGTATATCATATTGATATTGAGATGCTATGAATTGAATATGAGGTGCAACATCACCATATATGTCAAACATCCCTTTATTTTCTTTTTTCCAAATTTTCATTTCTGTGATAGAATCAAATACTTTCACTTTAAGTGGATTGTTGAATATATCTGTCCACTTTGTTTTTTCATTTGTCATTATACCAAGAAATGGCTTAAATTTAACTTTTTCTTCATGACAAATTCCATTTTCTATAAAAATGTGTTTTATTGTATTTGCTGAATCTTGATAGGCATTTATAAAACTTTTCATTCGTTTCCCTTTTTTTTTGATTTTTTATTATTATATAATATAAGAAAAGAATTGTCAATTTTAATTATATATAAAAAAATTAGAATTAAAAGGTATTATTAAATTCTTTTTAATTCTAGTTCTATATATTATTAAATTAAAAATGTTAGATTAAATTTTTATGATAATTTTCTGAACAAGAAATTCCTGTTAGATTAGATCCTACAATTGTTAAATCGCCAATTCTCATATTAAGTATACTCCTTAAGTAGTTTATATTTATTTATATAAATAATAATAAAAGATTTTAAAGGATAAAAAATGAGTGATACCTTAGATATACATTCAGTAGCGGCATTATTAAATGATGCCCGAGAAAGAATAAAAGAATCTGAAGAAAGATCAAAAGAAACAATTAATCTAACAGAAATAAGATTAATAAAAAAAATAGATGAAATTCAACAGACTCTAAATGTATTTGGGCAAGATTACTCGAAATGGATACCATTATTAACATCTTTACAAAAAAACGAAGATAATAAAAAAACCTTAACAATTGCGTTAATAACATCTTTCATAACTAATATTGCAGCGTTAATAGTTACTTTATTTGTTTTCTTCGTGAAATCAGGGGTTATTAAATAATGAATTTGGAAAATCTCCATGATTTAATTCATGGTAATGTTGATACACCTTTAGGAATATTTTCACATGGAATTTGGAATATTTTTTCATTAATAAATGGTAATCCAGATTTATATATGTCAGGTATAAGACTTTTTCTTTCTATCTTTTTCACAATCCTACTCATTATTATTCTTAATATCAGAACTAAAATGAATTTTGATAAAATGCATCTAATAGCATTTATTGGAGTATTGTTTTTATTAGCTAGAAATTTTATTTTATTAGGGTTTCAATGGGGTTGGGAAATAAAATTATATGACGATTATATTCTTCATTTTCTTTTTCCTCCTCTTGATTATTTTTTTAATATGATGTATATAGGTTGTATAGCATATTATAGTTTAAATACTTATAATTATTATCCTGGAATTTTAAAACGTATAATATGGTGGATTCCATCTTTTATTACTTTATATTTCATTTATATGAGTATTACTTGGAAACATTTTTTTTATTCAAACCTTCCTGTTGTTGTTCAATTCAATAATTCTTCTGTTGATTGGCAATCTCATTGTATTATTTCTTTATTTTGTGTTTACGTTTTATGTGTTGCAGTTTTAAAACATAAAAAATATTATCTCTTTTTAAGCTCTTTTTGGTTTTTTAATTCTATATCACAAATAACAATAGCTATTACTTCTTTTTATAATTACCAATCTTCTGAATTAACAACAATTTTTCAAGCTGTAGAATTATGGTCAATCCCTCTTCTGTTTTTACATTTTGTTAATGCTTATATTATTAGAACACATAAATTTATTCAAAGAAAACCTTGCTTGAGACATGATTGTCCTTCAAGAATTTTTTTATAAAAAAAAGCTTGACAGATCCGGTACTAGATGATATAATGAGGCTTGTCCGGTACCCCTTTGAATATCTATATTATAAGACAAAAATAAAAAAATTATATATCAATAAAAAATATTGACAAATTATCTCCTTAATAGTATTCTTTATTTGTTCCCAACAAAAAACTATTTAAGGAGAGAAATAGAAAAATGATTAAAAAAGAATGTCAAGAAATTTTGATTAAATTCTGTGATGAACATTCCCTTCCTTATCCTAAACTTCGTTTCTCAAATGCTTTGAAAAAAGCAAATGGTATTTATAAATATTCTTATGATATTATTCTTTTTAAAACAGCTAATACATTAGAAGAAATTTCAAATTCACTTAAATCTTTTGAAATAGTTATTTCAAATTTAATGATTAAATTTTTTAATAATGAACAAGTCAAAAAAACATTGATACATGAATTAACCCATCATTATTGTCTTTTTCATAATAAGAATGCTAATCATACAGAATACTTTAAACAAAAATGTTCAGAGTTTGGGGGTAGTATGAGTAGTATTTTAGCAGGTTCTATATATGCTGATTCAGTTTCAGATAATTATATTACTAAAAAAATTGGATTTAAATTAGAATGTCAATGTGGAAAACCTGGGCATGGTATTCAGCATTATATACGTAATCCCAAAAAAACAACATTAACTAAATATTGTTGTCCTATCTGTAAAACTTTAATGAAAGAATGGAAAAGGATTGAAAAATGAAAAAATTTACTAAAAACCCATTTTACGAAGAAATTCTAAAAGAAGCAATTGAAGAAGCTAATAAATCATCAAAGAACTGGATGATTGAAAACACAAAAGACCGAGAAAAAACAGCACTTTTAGGAGATTGTGGTTTATCTTTTATTAAAATCACTGATAAGAGATGGTCTTTTGTAAAATATTATATCCAACGTGAATTAGTAAAAACAGGACAAAAATATAATCGAATTTATATTCCTCATGAAAATTCTGGTAGATTAGAAATTGGGCCAAAATATTCAGCAATGGTATCAGCTATGAATGTTTTCAAAAAATATTCTGTTGATGCTGGTCTTGAAATAAAAACTTTTATAGATTAAATAAATGAAAATATATCAAATTTTCTTTAAAGAAGAACATTTAGCTTTTCTTCATCCTGATTTAATTCATTATGATAATTCTAATGATAATTCATTACAATTTGAATATTGTATTATGAGAAAAAAATATTTTATTAAATCCTGGTTATGATTGTTATGCATTTAACCCGCATGATTGGGTTGAAAAAAATATTTGGAAACAAGGGGATGCTTCAAGTTATAAAAACATTAAAATGTCTTTTATAACACAATTAATGTTTGACAAATTAGGATATTCCTATAAAATAACAGATAGAAAATATTCAATAGATGAGTTTTCTTTTTGTAATTATTGGATTGCAAATAAAAAATTTTGGGATGAATATATTTTATTCATTGAACCATTTCATCATTTGATGATTAAAAATAATAAAATATATAATAATTTATTTTTTGATGAAGAAGAATCTTTATATGGGTATTATCCTTATATTATAGAAAGATTATTGTCTGAATTTATTTGGTTGAAAAAAGATGTTTTTAAAACTAAAATATTTTATAAAGGAAATATAAAATAAATTTTTGAAAAAATCTCATATAAATAAAATGGAATTTATAAATTTAAACTTTTATTAATATAAAGGAGAATAGAAAATGAAAATGCCAGCAAAACAAAAAAAAACTTTATGATTGGTACATCTCATTAAATTATGAATATGTTGAAGAACTTCCAGCTAAAGGAGTTATTCTTCTCAGAAAAGGGGAAAAGGTTGGGGATGCAATTTATTGGAGTTATGTTACTCTTTATAAAAATGGAAATGTTAAAAATGGTAATCATTTAAAATAACTAACTCTCTCTCTTATAATAATTGACTGTTAAATGATTCATATAATAGCTTTTTGTCTATTATATGAATCATTTTTTAAAAAAAGGGTATAAATGAAAATTTATCAAATTTATTATGATGAAAAATCAAAATCTAAAATAAGTCGGTTATTAATGCCTTATAATAATTCTAATCCTGATAAGCCATTTGAATTTGAATATGGTGTTATGAGAAAACTTTATAAAAACTTTGATTTTGAAAAAGAAAAATATCTTGGTGTTTTATCTTGGAAGTTCAAAGAAAAAAGTAGGATAGATCCGTCAAAATTAGTGCTTTGGCTTGATAAAAACAAAAAGAAAGACGTGTATACCATTAACCCTTTTTATATGCTTAATAAGCGTTATAAGAGTTTATGGGAACAAGGGGAATATTTTAATCCAGGAATTAAAAATATTACAAAAGAATTATTAGAAAGAGCTAATATTAATCTTGATCTTGAAAGAAGTCATTCAGCAAAAGTTGCTTGCTATTGTAATTATTGGGTTGCTAATAAAAAATTCTGGGATCTTTATATGAGTTATACAGAAAAATTGTATGAAGAAATGTATAACTCTGATGAAGAAATGTATAAAAAATTATTTATTGAAAAAGCAGATAAAGAAATAAATTCAGGGATGTTTTCATTTATCATGAAAAGAATGTTCAGTTCAGTTCTAGAAAAACATCAAAATGAATTTAAAATTCTTCCATATTTCACATAGAATTCTTAATTATATAAAGGAAATAAAAAATGAAATTTGATATTTACGATAAATCATTTTATAATATGCACTTACAATGGAAACCTTATTATAAAATGATTTCAGAATGGATTCTTAATCAGTGTGAATTTGAAACATCAATAGAATATGGTTTCGGAAATGGATTTCTTTCTGAATTTCTAAAAGAAGCTGGGAAAAATATTTCATGTTCAGATTTTTCAAAAGAATCTGTTAATTTTATTGATTCTTCTATTCGTCCTTTCTTTTCTAATATTGATATGACAGTTTCTATTGTTACACCAGATAAAAAAGATTTAGCCCTTTGTTTTGAAGTTGCTGAACATATTAACCCAGAAGGTACTGAAGTGTTTTTTGATAATTTAGTATCATCAGACCCAAAATATATTCTTTTTTCATCTGAACCAACAACAAATGGTCATGGACATATTAATTGTCATCCAGAAGAATTTTGGATGACAAATATTTGTAAAAAAGGCTATTCTTTAAATAAAGAAAAAACTTATAGTTTTAGAAATGAATTAGACCCAAAAATTCAACCTATTTCTTGGTATCCAAATAATTTTTTGTTTTTTGACAAATTATTTATTTTTTAAAAAAATATTGTTTTCTTTAATATATTTTGATATTGTATTTATATCACTAAAAAGAGTTTCTAATATCTTTATAAAAGGAGAATAAAATGAGTTACCCAGAATATGATCAGTATAAAATCAAAAATCTTTGTACGAAACAAGATAGTTGTGAACAATGTCGCAATGCCAGAATGAATGATGAAGGTTATCAAAATTATCTTGATAACAAAAGAAAATTTGAAAAAGAACAATATAAAATTTTTCTTAATAAGATAAGAAATGGTAATGATGAATATCGTAAACAACATTATGGAGTATGATTAATTATAAATTTCTTTTAATAAATGGAGATTAAAAAATGAATATAGTAGTTTATACATTAAGTTGGAATGAAGAATTTATGATGCCATTTTTCTTAAAACATTATAGTAAATATGCATCTAAGATTGTTGTTATAGATAATGAATCAACAGATTCAACACAAGAAATAGTAAAATCTTTTAATAATACTGAACTAAGAATTAGGTCAAGTAATAATCAAATTAATGAACAACACCATATTGACATAAAGAATAATATTTATAAAGAATCAAGAGGTAAAGCTGATTGGGTGATTGTATGTGATGTTGATGAATTTCTTTATCATCCAAATTTTATTAAAAAATTAGAACAATATAAGAAAACAGGTATTAATTATCCTAAAGTAAAAGGATTTGAAATGATGCCTAATTGTGAAATTTCTTCGGAAGATGATCTTTGTGAAAAATATCAAATGGGAGCAAGATTTAAAAATTTCGATAAACGTGCTATCTTTGACCCTAATCTTGATATGGAATTTTGTGCTGGTTGCCATAGAGCAAAAACACCAATGAATGCTCATGAATCAGCTATGCCTGATATTCGTATGATGCATTATAAAATGTTGAACTTGAACTATTTTATTAATCGCAATCAACTTCTTGGAACTAGATTGAGTGATCTTAATAAAAAAATGGGTTGGAGTTTACACTATACTTTGTCAAAAGAAGAAATGACAAAAACATATAATGATTTTCTCTCTAAAATAGAGAAAGTAATATAAATACTAATATATTTAAAAAAGTTCATAGGAAAAATAATAAATGAGTAAAATTGAACTAGTTATTATTAGCAGTGGTAGATATGATTATCTTGAAAAAACATTAGAATCTTTTTAAAAATGCTGAGTTTAAAAATAATACACATATTGGTATCGAAAGAGTAGACAATTATAGTGATTTCTAATAATGAAAAATTAACTCAATTATATTCAAGTTTTGGTGATAAATTACTTCAACATACGGATGTTCTTTATTCTATCCAATATAATAAAAAATTTAAACCTATTACTGTTCAACTTTGCCCTACTAATAAATGTGACTTATCCTGCTCTTATTGCTCTGTTTCTAATAGAATTAAAAATTCTGAAATACCTTTTGATACAATAAAACAAGGTTTAAATGATTTTGTAAAATTAGGGGCAAAATCACTTGAAATATCAGGAGGAGGTAATCCACTTTTATATCCTGAAATTAATAAAATAATTTTATACGCTCATAAGTTGGGTTTAGAAATTGGTATTATTACTAATTCAACAAAACCTCATAAATATTTATCACAAGAAAGTATTAAAATTATTAAATGGATTAGAGTATCTTTATCAGCAATTGATTACCATAAAAATTATGACCTAAATAAAATACCAACAAAAAAATTAGCTTTGTCTTATATTATTAATGATAAAACAACTTATGAAAATATTCATGATATTTCTTTAATTTCAAAAAAATATGATGTTAAATTTGTTAGACTTGCTGCTGATTGTACTGGCGATGATTCACTTTTTGTTAAACAAAAATGGAATAGATTTATTAATTCTGAAAATAATTCAAAACTTTTTATTAAAGAAATTAATGATAATTACCATGCTTACCAACATTGCTATGTCGGTATGATCCGCCCTTATTGGGTTCCTGAAGGTGTTTTTATTTGCTCTTCTCATGTTTTAGAAGCTCTTAACTATAATGAAAAATATAAATTATGTGATGTGAAAAATATTCTTGACTTCTACCAAAAAGCAAATTATAATGTTTCTATCGGTAAACTACCTTATTGTATTGATACAGAAAAATGTTTCCATTGCTATTATTATAACAATAATAAAATTTTACATACTGTTGTTTCTGACTTGCCTGATAAAAATTTTGCTTAAATATTTTTTTATGTAACTTCAAGAATACTAAGTTTAAATCTCTCTCCTTTATTACCTGTGTTTTTAGATAATTTCTCTCTTTTTTTGTCTTGACATTTTTTCACAAATAGATTATTATATAGTTGTTTTAATAAAAATAAGGAGATAAAAATGTATTTAAAATTAAAAGAACCTAAAGGTATTTATCTCGTTTTGCAAAAACCAGTTGAAGAATGGACATTAGAAGATAAAAATCTAATTGCTAATCAACATAGAAAATTACTATGTGATAACATCGTTTGTTATTCAGGAGTAGATGTACTTAATAGCCTATGGAGTGTAATAGATCAAATTCCTCCATGTGGTCTAGGAGTTATCTTGTGCGCAGCAGCACAAGAAATAGATGCATTACGAAAATTGAATGAAAAAAATGAAACATTATAAAGATTTTTGTTGAAAAAAACCAAAATTATTCCTATGTTTATAAACTCAATATGTGAGGAAATTATGAAAATTCTAGTAGTAGTTATTCTATTAGTAACAATTTCTTTTTCTACTCCCTCTTATGCTCTTGAATCAAAAGTATGTAAAGAAGTTAGTAGTATTGCAATTTCTGTGATGGAAGTTAGACAAAATGGAGTTAATATACAGGATCTTACTGAATTATTAGATCAGAAAACTTTTTCTAAAGATATTGAAATTATTATTAAAAATATTATTATTGTGGCTTATAAAAACCCTATTGTTACAGGTAAAGAAAATAAAGAAGCAGTTGTAAAAGAATTTGCTGAACAAGTTTTTATTTTTTGTTACCAATTATAAAAATGAAAAAAGTCTAATCTAATTTTAAAGGAATAAAAAATGAAAAAAGAAAATAAGATCGTTTTTGTAATGGCACAAATTGCCCTTATGAATTGTGAACGCGCAGGAATGGAAGCTGAAAATACATATAGACTAAATTGTGGTCAAAGTATTATCTATGGGGATGAAGCATTCCAGTCTCTTTATGACAAATATGCCCCGTTGATTGGTAGAAACGCTTTCCCTGAGATGTTCATTTTATCAGAACGTGAAACCTGACTTAAGAATCATTTAGCTATCACAAGACAGGACAGAAAATAAAAAATGAATACGGAATTATTGCAATCGTATTCAGTGATAATAACAATTAAACCAATTCAATAACAGAAAGGATAAATCATGAGTGGAGGCCACTTTGATTATAATCAATATAAAATTGAAGAAATTGCAAACGAAATCCAAGACATAATTAACAATAATGGAAAAAATATTATTAATTCATTTGGATATGATCAATATCAAAATTACCCCGTTGAAATTATTAATCGGTTTAAATTAGCTGTTAATACCTTGCGTAAAGCAAAAGCAATGGTACAGAGAATTGACTGGTTGTTGTCTGGTGATGATGGGGAAGAGTCTTTTCTAGAACGATGGAATGAAGAAGTAATGCCTTTTTATGAATCTGATGATTTAAAATGAACTACACAAAAAGTTGTGCTTAGTTATTGATCTTTGTCTTGATGAAAGAATGTGAAAATTGTAAATTCAAATGTTTTTTTGATAACAAGATTATAAAAATACTCTTCCCATAAAAATGATATTATGCTTACAGATGAAAAGTACAAAAATCTGATAATATCATCTAATCTGCTTTTTAGTAAAAAATATCTTGACAAAAAATGAAAATAAAGATATATTTAAATCAACCTTAAGAGAGAGAGGATTTTATGAATACTGAAATTTTAGTAAATGATTTGTATTACTACCCTAAATGTGATGTAGAATATAATATTTAATTAAAGATTGAGATACTTTTCAAGACGATAAAAAATAGTCTGCTGATGAATGACTTCATTAGTAATATAAAGTCAAACCTCCTAAAGGAGAATTTAATGAAACCTCTATGTGAACCATTCGAGTTTGTTACACACACTGTCCTCGGGAAGAAACACGTTCAAACACGTCAATATTTTGAGATTGAAGCGTCTGACCACAAAATATCTAATTGGTTGGGGTATGGACAGCCTGACAAGACAGTCTATGCCCACGAATTAGGTAAGAAACTTTGTCATTATAAAGATGACACAGGATGGAGTTGCTGGTCATTTGCTGCTGACAACACTACTGATTTATAAGCTACAGAGCTTATACTACTTTATAAATGGTTATACTTATATCTATAGGAGAAATAAAATGAGTGACAATCTTATCAAACAAGCAGAGCAAAACGTTCTTAACATCTGTAAAGAGATGGAATTAGCAATTGATGCATTGGATGCATTCAAGAGGTTTGGCAATAGAGCATTGAAAGATTATATCTCAAAACCTAAATTTTTTGAAGGTTTAGAGTTGATGTTTCAGGCTGTTAGACAAGAATATGTGGAACAAATTTCAAGATGTTTCGCGTTATCAGGAGTAGGAGGCAAAGAATCTCATGCGTACGCTAAAAGTAGGGCAAAAGATTATTTTGGGGGGAATTACGAAATTATGTCTTTTTTAGATAGATGGGGAGCAATGGGGTCATATAAATCTGATCTTGAAAAAGAATTCAAAACACAATTAAAAAATGCTATTAAAGAGGAAAAATAAAAAAGTTAATCAGTAATCTTGATATTAGTGTTTCTTATTTTTTAGGGAGTATAATTATGGAAAAATATAATTTTAGTAGTATATCTGGTTGTTGTGATCCATGGGATGATAGGAATAATGCTATTGGGTTGTGCCCAGATTGTGGAGAACCTGTTGACAATGAAGGTAATGCTGTTGTAGGTTGTCATTATTCTCCTGAAGTATGTTCTACTTGTGGCAGTTGTCCTTGTGATATGTATTGCTAATGAATAAGATAATTTTTATGGTATTTTAAATTTTATCTTGACAAAAAATGAAAATGAAGATATATTTAAATCAATCTTAACAGAGAGAGAGTATTTTTTTATGAACACTGAAATTTCAGTAAATCTGGGTAATAAAAAAGAACCATTACCTGATTTGTATTACTGTCCTGAATGTGATCTTGAATTTAATACCTCTCAATGTATTCAAATTGAGGAATTAGACTGGGAGAATAGACATTATACTGTTCATTCATGCCCAGATTGTGGAGATAATGCGGGTAAATATAGGATGAGTGAAAAAAGATTAAAAAAATGGTACAAATGGAGAAAAAAAAA